CAAGTTCTATTGGATCGTTTACAACTTATAACATCTGCCTCACTTGGATGCTCCGTACCAATCGGATGAGAATGTATAACAGCATAAATTCTGCCATATCTATCCTCCGTATTAGCCCAATCCAAAGGGTCTAACAAAAACTGCAAATCATTATGTAAAGCAAGATTCTTACAAGGAATATATTTATCTTTATTCAAATAATTAACAAGGAGTCCACAAGATTCTCTAGGTGCTTCCTGTTCTGCATGAACTAAAGCATCTTCTTGCCATGTCATTGATTAATAAATGTACCAACACCAGGAAACAAATCTCTTGTAACTACTCTCTTAGGTAATTTTAGATTTATTAATTCTAATTCAGATGCTAATTCAAACTGTACAATCTCTCTGTTTTCAACTACTTTTCTATCTATGAAATATATCTCCTGTGGTAGTTCCTGTGTTGTATCAGGTGTACCGAATGGATTTGTACCGCCAGTAAAGTTTGCAGCATCTAAATACCTTGCAAGAGTTCTAATCCTTGTAAATTTTGCGCCATTTAAATCATTATTGGCAGTGACAGCATTAACAGTTGCAAACAAGGCAGTGATAGTTCCTAAGATATTACTGATTGTAAAGGTAGGTCTAGGTATAGAACCAGATGATCCATCAAATTCAAACCCTTCTGCCTGACAAGGAAACTTTTGATATGTATTTCCTTGCCAGATAATATTTGAATTATCTAAATCATTTGTACCTGCATGAAACCTCTGCACATCTGTAGATCCATGTAATGTACTATCTAAAGTCAAAGTAAAAAGTTCAATAATAGAACTTGGATTAATCTTCTGTAGTTCTGATACTGGTATTGGCATTATGGTTCAAATACTTCTCTAAATGTTGCATTAAATGTTGCTCTATCTGCAAAATTTATGGTTTGACTGTATCCAGGCTCTGCAACAAATTGTGCTGATGATGATTCTCCAGGTGGTGTATAAGTAAAACTTGCATTATCTAAAGCCCTTGCATTTAAGAATGTCATAAATGTATCTAGTTCTGTAAGTGTTATATTTTTCCAAGATAAATTATATATACGAGGATTTTGATTTAGTCCAAATAATAATCTGTGTTCATAACCATCACCTAATTTTACAATTTTTACATTAGGTTGCTGTTTTTTTTGTACAGGAAAAGAAGCCTCTGGAGAGGAGGGGAAAGTAGCCATTATGCAAGTAAACCTCCAGGACGTTTTTGTTTTATTAGTTCAGATTGTATAGCAGTTGCAATAACATTACCAAACTGTCTTGCATTATCATTATCACCTTGAACAGAAGAACCAGAAGCATCTACATTTACAACAATATTATTAGAAGAACCAGAAGCCTCAACACCTAAGTTACCAGAACGTCCACGTTTTAAAGGTAATATTGCCTCTGCACCTGCTTCTCCCATCAAGCCTACACCATTAGCAAAAGGAAATATTGTTGGTTTGTTTACTATGCCACCTTTTGCGTAAGGAATAATTCCATTTGCTCCAAATGCGTTTCCTTTTGCATTCAGCTTAAGATCTAAACCAAATAAACTATTAATACCACCTAATAATGGAGTCATTAGTTGTTGTCTGACTACTATTCTTGTTATATCTGCAATTATTGAACGTGCTAAATCTTTAAAATTTAATTTACCTGTAAGAACAAACTGTACTAAAGCATCTTCCATCCCTTTAAATGCATTTACAAAAGCATCTTGCA